TTTACCGCATTTTCAAAGGCTTCTTGTTCTAATTGTTCAAGTTTATTCAAATAAATCCCTCCACATGTTTTTATCATAGTATCAGATTTGATGTGCAATAATATGGACTTATTTATTTTCTTGCTTAATAAATTTTGCAAATTCTTTTATACGGTCAAGCTGTTCTTCTGTATATTCATCACCGTCAAAGTGGGCGGCGAGGGTAATAGGTTGGTCAACAACTTCGTTAGTCCAGCCCATTAAATATGCAGGGGATACCTGTAATGCGTTTGCAATATCTTCTAATTTATCAACAGGCATATTTTTTATGTATCCTGTTTCGTATCTTTGTAAAGTAGATTTACTGATTCCGACCTTATCAGAAAGTGTTTGGTATGACATATCTAATTCTTCTCGTCTCTTTTTCATACGAGACATTATATCTTGCATTTTTTCAGAAATTTCTTTTTCACTCATATCTGCACCTCCGTATAAACTAATTATAAACTATTTTTTCATATTTGCAACAGATAATTTAGTAAAAACAAAAAAATGTTGCAAATATGGGTTGACAATACCAAAATGCAGGTGTAATATAAAAACATCCCAAATATGCAACGAAAGGAGGGCGAAGAATGTCGTTCGATAAATTAAAAGGGAAAATGACGGAGAGACACGTATCACAAGAAAAATTATCTAAGGTATTGGGTATTACTGTACAATCGCTAAATGCAAAGTTAAACGGGAGAAGCCAATTTACTTTGGAAGAGGTGGTTAAGATTTCCGAACATTTGAAATTAGATAATCCTGTCGATATTTTTTTTAACCCGAGCGTCTCAAAAATGCAACACATAATTGAACCAGAGGAGGAAGTGTGAAAACAAAAGAACTGCAAGGAGGGCCATTCCTTACAGTTTTTCGCCAAATTTGTTTACCCTATGTACTTTGCAGGTTTTCACCGCACTCGATGGCCCCAAGCGCTTCTATCAAGTACTTTGCCACTTTCGCAGTTTTGGTTCTGCAATATGCCCGAATGCTGACAAATTATAAGGAATACACGATACGGTGAAGCATTTTAACGAGTGCCGTCTCATGGGTTTTATACTCCTTCTCTGAGTGCGTAACGCCGTATCAGTAATTACATTTGACCAGTTTTACGTGCTTTGGTGCCACCATTGCGACCTTATATTAAGAGAGCAGGCAATTTCAAAAATTCGGTCAAAAGACCAACTCCTTTCATTGCCTTATAGGCATGAAAGAATTTTATCATAATATGAAAAATATTTCAAATTACAAAACATTAGATTATCTGTTCCAAACAGAACTAGAAGAGAAAGGAGGAAACCGATGGAGATCGCTATTACGCTAGCGTGCTTTTCTACTCTTATGAATAGCGTCTCGCTAATTTGTATTTGTGTGTCGCTGTTATTAAAAAAGAGGAATGACAATTCCGATGATAGTTCCAATAGCGGCAATTACTGATGAAATTGTACCGATGACTAGCCACTTCTTATCTTTTGATGAAGCTTTTTCCATTTGATTTAGAAGTTTTGCTTGATCTTGTTGAACTATTTTAATCTCATTTAACAGATCAATCTGCTTTTGTGAATAGTCATTTTGCACACGTTCAAATGAAGGTGGCTCGGGAATGTTGAAAAAATCCATAAATAATCTTCTCCCTACATAATTATTCCGACTGGTACTCGGTAATTAAAGTATAGGAGATTTTAAAGGACAACGCAACAAGTACAAACAGTGATACATAACCTATAAAGAGGTGATGCAGTTTGAAACATATATTTATTTTAAGACTTATACGAAAAGAAGATGGAAGTCTTATTTCTGAAAGAGATATGGATACTATGGCGGAAAAAGATAAGGAT